GACTCCATGTCTGGGTTTCAGCGTCAAATACAGCAATATGACTGGAGGGAATATCAGGAGGGGCGATATCAGTACAGTTTGCCGGTAATCCAGTGTGCGGCGGGATATATGCATCACCTGAGCCAATAAATTCGTTTGTATCTGAACGAAGATTAAAAATTTTAATTGTCTGCGCCTGTTCGCTCATTTTAAAAGTCATTATGCCAGCCTCACTATGTAGTTAAATGCAATATTTTTAACCGTGGTTTCCGCATTACCGTCTGCGTCCACAATAACGACGTGTCCGTGTGGACCGATATACATGGTGTGCTCATGTCCTCCGATATAAACTGTATGTGCATGGTCGCCAGCGGCCTGTGTCCATGCACCACCTCCAGGCTGAAATGAGGTGTGATTGGAATCTCCCCAGTATGAATTGATATAACCGCCGAACTGGTGAGTATGATTGCCCGTGGTATTGGTCGATTTCGTGCCGTAATCAAAGGATGAGGTAGATTTTGTCCCTAAGTCAGTATCCTGCGCCCGCGCGGTGTGCGAGTGCGATTTATTGCCGTCCATTTCTTGCGACAATACGGCACGTCCACTGATGGGCTTACCCTTTATTGTCCAGCCTCTCATGTCAGGGATAACGCCGGACGGATACGCTATAGCCAGTAACGGGTAAGCAGATTTATCGAAGGACTGCCCCTGCATCAGAGCGTAACCTGCCGGAGTAGCATCAGATGGCCATGCAATCGCCGCCCCTACTGGATGCGAATCCGGAGGTGGGTTTAGTGTGGTGTAAAGCATTGCCCATTCGGACCACTCAGCATCGGCGGTATCTCGATGGCTGCGAATATATGCGGGCGCTGGCGCACCGTTTGTCCCGCTCCAGACAATGAGGATTTCCCCATCACCGGTTCCGGTCAGACGTAAAATATTTCCGTATTGCGTCGGATAGCCATTGTTGTAAACCTCGCCCATTATCAGGCCACTATCGCTGCCTCTTGTCGTACCAGTCAGTGCCGGAAGCGCGCCGCGTGATGCCAGTCTGTTCGCTGCAACAGCCGTACCTGATGCAGGGAGCGCTCCGATATTTTGTACAAACAGCGGCTTTTCCGGAATATCGCCACCGTTCTGTGATTTTAGTAATGCATCGGCGGCGTGATTTATGGTTTCCCGTAAACCAACGTATTCGATAAGACCGTCAACGCTTTTTCCTGACAGCGCCGTCAGTGTATCGTCCAGCGGCTGCTTGCCCGCTAGTTTATTCAGTACAGTGGTGGCAAAGTTCGGATCGTTACCCAGCGCGTCAGCCAGTTCTTTCAGCGTTTCCGGCGCAGAACCAACCAACTGTGCTACTTTCGCAGCCACAAACGCTGCCGTGGCAATTTCAATACCTGCAGCTGTGGTTTCCGGAGTTGGTGCTGTTGGCGTACCAGTCAGTGCCGGACTGTCCAGCGGGGCTTTAGCCTGCACCTCACCCATAACGGTTTTTACCGCCTTTGGCGTGGCTGCCAGCGCTTCGCTGTCACTGTCCGTGGCGCTGCTTAACTTAACGATACCTTTTTTCGTCAGGCTGGCATCTTCCAGGGAAATCACGTCCGCGATATCTTCTGCCCGTTTTGCGGCATCTTCTGCTCTGGTGGCTGCTGCTCCGGCAGCAGTACTGCTTTGCGCCGCCAGTGATGCGCTGGTATCAGATGCGGCGGCGTGAGTGGATGCCTCCGATGCTGATGACGAGGCGGCTGTTGCGCTGGCCGCTGCTGTACTTGCTGACGTTGCTGCATTTGTCTCAGATGTTTTCGCTGCGGCTGCCGATGCGGCTGCCGCCTTTTCCGACGTGGCTGACGCACCTGCATCACCGGCACTGGAAGCCGCCTGCGTTTCTGACGTCTTCGCGGCGGTTTCGGATGCTCCGGCGCGCTCTGCTGATATCTGCGCCGCCGTCGCGCTGGCGGCTGCGGCAGCAGCTGAATCTCCGGCGGCAGTACGGGAGGCATCTGCATTCGCTTCAGATGTTTTCGCTGCGGCTGCCGATGCGGCTGCCGCCGTTCTGGCTGTGTCAGCCGACGCCGCGCTGGCTGATGCCTTCCCGGCTTTTGTAGTCGCCGTACCTGCGCTGCTCTCCGCAGATGCTGCGGATGAGGCTGCCTGTGTGGCTGATGCTTCTGCCGCTCCGGCTGCATTCACTGCTGCCGTGGCGCTTTCCGATGCCTGACCTGCTGATGTCTGCGCCTGTTCAGATGCCTGCCCTGCGGCGGTGGCATTCCGCGATGCCTCCGATGCCTGGCGGGCAACTTCTTCCACCATCGCCTCAAAACGCCGCAGCGCCTCCGGGCGGACGTCGTCTTCCGTCATGGCCCCCAGAAAATCATTCAGGGTGCCCAGCTTTGAATCATCGTAAACCGTAATAACTCCGGCATGTGACGGGGGATACCCGTCCACCAGGAGCGTGACAGTGTACTGCCCCTGCTCCACATCCATGCTGTAGCGCCCGGCGTCATCCGGATTTTCTGATGCCACCGTATTCACGACCACCGTCGTACTGGTCCGGCAGGCCTTCAGCTGAATGGTGCAGTTCTGTACCGGCGTTCCCGTACCATCTTTCAGTACGCCGGAAATAAGTACTGGCATATTGCCTCCATAAAAAAGCCCGCCCGCAGCCAGGCTTCAGATTCATTCACATCTCAGCACTGATTATCCGGGTCACGTAAATATGCCGGCAGAGAACACTGGACGCTCCGCGTGATTTTTTTTCCCTTTGCCTCGCGGTGCTGTTTCTGCCCACGGTCGGTGCCGGTATAAATCCGGGTCTGGTTTTCAATATTGCTGTTGCCGCTTCCTCTTCCGTTATCGGCAACGGCAGCAGTGGAAAATAAAACGGACAGGGAAAGCCCTGCCGCCAGAGAAATTACGCGCGACATAGTCATATTTGTTCCTCATTAAACGAAAGGGACCGGAAATCCGGTCAGTTTGTGAAGTTGCTCCCCGACCGGGAAACCATCACCAGCGGCCAGACGGAAGCAGACGTGGTGTACTGCCCACGGACCCTCAGAGAGACGCTGATATCCACGACAGGTGAAGTGGTGTAGACCGAAAAGACGACGGTCTGATACATGGCCGGAATCCCTGCGGTATACGGCATAACCTCCGCCGTTTTCACCTGGCCGTTAATATTTATCGTGACGGTGATGGCACCGGTGCCACCGTTACGCTCACAGTTAGCCATCACCGTGATGGTTTTCCCTATCTGATAGGTGGCGCTGTCGGTATACCGTGTTGAGGTGCTGCGTTCGTCGTTCGTCGCCCTGATGCTCACGCCCTGCATGACTTTTGAGCCGCAGATATCACCGACAAACTCTCTTGCTTCTATCACGCCAGAAAACTTACCGGAGGTGGCATTGATTTCTCCCGTAAACGAGCCAGATACAGCGTTGATATGGCCGCTGATATCCGCATTTTTCGCAGTCAGCTTTCCATCCGGCGTCAGGGAAAATGCCGGAGGATTCCCGCCACTGGTAATGGTCGGCGCGCTCAGGTATTTCAGGAACGCCTCATTCATGATTATCTGGTCGCCCTGCATGACGAATCCGGGCGTCTCGTTTCCGTTTGCCGGGTTAATATAAGCAATGCGATCCGCCGCCACCAGGAACTGGCTTATCTTCCCGTCAGGCGTGTCTTCCATGCTCAGTCCAAGTCCGGCCACATAATATTTGCCGTCTTTGGTCTGCTCTATTTTGACGCCCCACGTGGCGCTCCATTTATCGTTAGCGTCCTGCCACTCCTTCGAAAATTGTTGCAGTTTGCTGGCGTTATCCTCCGTCAGGTCAATTTTTTTCAGCAACTCCGTACCAAGATACGTCTCCGTAATCAGTCCCTTAAAAAAATCCAGATACCCTTTCGCGTTATCCCCCGGACGTCCGGATGCTTCCGCAAATACTGATTTTCCAGCCAGATTTACACTGCGCACGTAAAACCAGGCATCATGCAGTGGTTTCAGTCCATCCTTTATCCAGAATGACCCGACGCCCAGATACTGTGCTTTTGACTGAATATCGGCGGCAGTCGCCAGTTGCGTGGCGGAGTACCAGAACTCATACTGCACACTGGCATCGTAGACAGTCTGGTGCGGCGTCACCGTTATCTGAAAATAACCCGGCGTCATCTCAATCGTGGATGGCGCTTCCGGTGCCTGAATACTGAATGCCACGGACGCCGGTTCACCCTGCTGCCCGTAACCGTTTATTGCCCTGACTGTCAGCGTGTAGTCACCCAGTGGCAGTTCGTGGAAGGCGTACTCCGTTTCGCTGGTCGTCGCCGTTGTCACCAGACGAACCGGATCGCCCTCGTTCCCACTGCCTGTGGTCAGCCTCACCACAAAACGCACATCTTTTACCACCCGCGGCGTGCCCCACTTCGCTTTGGCCTGATACAGGGTACTGTCGTTATCCGTGCTGACTGTCAGATGCTGCACAGCGGGCGGAATAATGCTGTTGGTGGTCCCCGGTAACGGGTCAAAGTGCGCCCCGTTGTCCACGATGGACTCTTTTTCCGGAACGTGCTGCAAGGCAGTGATGGCGTATGTGCCGTCGTCATTCTCCTTAATACGCACGCAACGGAAAAGGCGGCGCTTCAGGGAGGGCAGTTTCAGCCCCCAGATACTGTATGGCTGCACGGTTTCCGGTAGGACTTTCGTTACCACCCGATCCGGTGCGGGCTGCGACTGAATCTCCGTACTGAACGGCTTACCGTCAGGCCCGACAATATTCAGCGTGGTGGCGCCGCTTTCCGGTAGTGTTATTTCCCGGTCAAGCGTCAGCGTGCGGGTGGAAATACCCAGGTCAGTGATACGCCCACCGACCGACGCCCCGGCGTAATCGTTGTCGCAGACCTCAATAATATCGCCCGGTGTATGACGCAGACCTTCCGCACCGACAGAAAAATCCACGGTCTGCGTTTCCAGCAGCTCCGTCATCATCACCCACAACCCCGTCCGGTGCGCCTGTCCACGTGAGGTACAGCCGAACGCGTCCATTTTCAGCAGATTGCGTCCATAACGGGCCTGTGAGGCATGGTCTTCCACCAGCTCCGTGGAGGTTTGCCAGCCATTCAGCGGATCGGTGTATCTCACTTCTATCGCGTTATGGCGGTCTTTCAGGGCACTGAAGCTGTATTTAAAGCGCCCGCCCACCACGTTACCGTTGGTGTAGGTCCATGCTTTATCGGAGGGGGCGGTCCTGGATGAAGGTCATTTTGCGGCCATTCCATACCGGCATACAACGCATCACCGAGCAGAAATCCGCCAGAACGTCATACGCCTTACGCTGGGTGGTAATATACGCATTAAGCGTCATGCGGGGTTCCGTGCCGCCAAATCCGTCCGGCACCGGTTGATCGCAGTACTGCGCGATGGCGTACAGCGCCCATTTATCCACATCCGCCCCCCCGATACGCCTGCCCAGCCCGTAACGGGGGTGGGTCAGTTTATCCATCGTGCACCACGCCGGGTTATTCGTGTACGCCGGTTTAAACGCCCCGTCCCACAGGCCGGTATATGTGCGGGTATCCGGGTCATAGTTTGAGAGGACCTGAAAAATACGTCCGCGCAGGTGGTAGTTACGCGTGACCTGCTGGCTGCCGAACTGTTCCGCATCCACCAGCAGACCGGCAACCGCTGTGCCAGGATAACCCTGCCGGATATCGATGATTTCCGTATACGACGACCACAGCGTTTTGTTCTGAAGCCTGTCGGTGGTGCTGTCCGGTGTCACCCTGACCATGCGGACACTGAACGGGCGCGGCGGTAAATTATCAGCCACTACCGATGCCAGATATTGTGTTGTGATCTTGCCGTTAATAGTGATATCAAATTCTGTGTTCCAGATCCCGCTACGCTGAAACTGTATCAGCAGATTCACGGAGGACGGGTTACGGTCCCCCTTGTCCATGGTCTCCTGCAGCATCTGTACACCAAAGGTGAAGCGTAGCCGGTCGACATTCTCTGAGACAACAGTACGGGTAACGGGATTATCGTGTTTCACTTCCACACCCAGCACCGTTTCCGCGCCGGAAGCCTCAAAACCTTCCAGCGGTGCCTGTGGTGTCTCCCCCACCTGATATACCACGGTCACGCCGTGAATATTACTGTTACCGTCCGCGTCCACCACCGGCGTGTTATTAATCAGCACGCTCTGCAGACCGTTCACCGGGCCGACTATCGGTCCCTCACTGAGGGCATCAATCACGCTCAGTTGTTGTGTGGACTTCAGATCGTCCTTCGCCTCACGTGGTGTATGCCCCTTCCCTCCACCTTTGCTCATTCTCCTGGCTCCATAAATAACAAAACCGCCGTAATGGCGGTCATGTGTATCAGCTCATGTTGTCATGATTATCACTGCCGGATGACGACAGACGGTCTGGTAATCCCGCCGTCCTGCCGCGACGTGGTGTTTGCCTGTAACGGGGAGCCGATCACCACAACTTTTCCCGACGTGCTCTCATCCCGGGTACTCATCATCTGCGATATCACCCGTGACCCGATTTTCATTTCACCGTACAACACCGGCACCGGGTTCCCCTGGGCCACCATATTTTCCAGGGAAGAAAAGTACGTGTTCTGTTTCCCGTTATCTGTCTGACCCACCGTCGGTGTTTTGGGTACAGGTGTCAGCATCTGCGCCACACCACCCAGCGCCATACTGGTTCCTGCGGAAAACAATACTGCCGCCGCTACAGCATTCAGACCGGGAATAAATGACGCGCCAATCAGCGCTGCCCCGGCTACCACCTGCCAGATACCGTTTTTCGCTCCCGCCATACGCGGTACAATATGAACCACTGCCCCCGGCGGTAACGATTCGTTCAGTCTGGCAGTAAGGGTATCCGGCGCCATATCGCTCCCGGCAATCCGGACCTGATACCAGCCCTCATTCATTCGCTGCCGGAATCCGGGGAGTTGTATCGCCAGCGCATGTATGCCTTCCGCCGCTGTCTTTATGCTTAGGCTGATGCGCTTTCCAAATCGTTGTAAATCCCCGTAAAGGCAGATTCGCACCATTGCCGGTGCCGCCATATTGAGTGTGTCCGTCGTTGCCATTTGTCGTTATACCCCTCTCGTTTACTCAACTGCTCCGGAATATGGTGCAACAGTTCACCGTTGCCGCAGTAAATCGCCGCATGATTGGGCGTCGGTGAACCAAAACAGCAAATCAGCACGTCGCCGGGCTGCGCATCCTCCGGATTCACCCGGTAAAATCCCGCCGCCTCCAGGTGATCCAGATAGAGGCTTTTACCCTGACTCCACCAGTCATCTTCCCTATCGAAATCCGGCATATCAATCCGGGCCAGATGGTAGGCATCACGAAACAGCGTGTAGCAGTCCGTCACGCCATGCTCAAACTGCCGCCCGGTCAGGTGTGGCACGCAGCGGAATTTATGTATCCTGTTATCACAGACCAGCCACCAGTCCAGCCCGCTTTGTATCTGGAGGGTACGATCCGCACTGCTGAGACAGGGCTTACCGTCAGGATGGCTGTGTACCAGCGCCACGATGTCGCCGCGGTTCCGGGCATTCAGGTAATCCTCCGGGGATATACGAAAATACATCGTGGGTTCAGCAGACAGATTTTCACACGGAAAATACCGCTCTCCCTGTGCTGTTCTGACCACATAACCGCACGATTCCGCAGGCGCACACTGTCGGGCATGTGCCAGAATATCATCGTTAATCATGGGAACCTGTTAAGACAGTTTGTTGATGGAAGCGAAAAATCCGGCATTCACCAGATTGTTACGCATTTCACAGCCTTTCATGCAGTGGCTGCATTTATCCTTTTTCGGGTCTGAGGTGGGCTTATCGAACTCATCGGCCACGGGCGGGCCGTCGTATCCGCAGTTTTCATCCCGGTAATCCCACGGACAGGAGTCCGCCAGCATGGTACGCCCCGGCACCACAGAACCGTCGGTTTCTGCCGGTGATGCCAGAATAATGGTAGCAGTTGATGAATCCAGTTCTGACAACTGCTCCACGTTATAGCGCGCTACCGCCTCCTGCTCCGGGTCAGCGCCCGGATTGCCGTTACTGAAATTCACCGCATCAAGAAACTTGCTGTAAACCTGATGCCTTACCACTGACGCGCCGACGAGACTTTGCAAATCCTCCGCCATCCCCGTGACCAGACCAAAGAGATTGGCAACAACGAGGTTCGGGCGGGGAGATGCGCCTTTCCCGTTCATCTCAAAATCCTGTACCTGTATCGGGTACGGTTCGTACTGCCTCCCCTGCCAGGTTAACGGCTCGCCTTTTTCGTTCGGTTCGTTACAGAAGAAAAAGCGCTCACCGCCAATCGCGGTTAAATCAAATTCCCACAAATCCACCTTCGCGGACTGCTCCGCTTTGGTGGTCTCGCTCAAGGTTTCCTGTGGTATATCCTGCATATATGAGAGATCCTTTATTATTTATCTTGCAAAAATATACCTGCTTTTATTAATGGTATTTACGATACAACCAAAAAACGAGGTAACTAATGAAATACACAATATTGTCGCTGGTAGCTGGTGCGCTCATCAGTTGTTCAGCAATGGCAGAGAATACCCTGACTGTAAAGATGAACGATGCCCTGTCCAGCGGAACAGGAGAAAACATAGGTGAAATCACAGTTTCAGAGACACCTTACGGTCTGCTTTTCACTCCTCACCTAAATGGTCTTACGCCAGGAATTCACGGCTTCCATGTCCACACAAACCCAAGTTGTATGCCGGGAATGAAAGACGGTAAAGAGGTTCCGGCGCTCATGGCCGGAGGACATCTTGACCCCGAAAAAACCGGGAAACATCTTGGCCCATATAATGACAAAGGGCATTTGGGGGATCTGCCTGGACTGGTTGTCAATGCAGATGGTACAGCCACGTATCCGTTACTGGCACCACGCCTTAAATCACTGTCAGAACTGAAAGGTCACTCATTGATGATCCATAAAGGCGGTGACAATTACTCCGATAAACCTGCTCCACTGGGTGGTGGCGGTGCACGTTTTGCCTGTGGTGTCATTGAGAAATAACAGCAACATAGCCATATCGTCATAATTTCGTTTTACCCATAAAAAAGCCCTCTCACTGGAGGGCATTAAATCTGTATCGATGTTAAAGGTCAGAAGCTGTAACCTACGCCAAGCACCTAGGTTCCAGCTTTGACGTCACTGTCAGCATCAGTGGAAAAACTTGTATGCTCATAAGACGCATTAACGGCAATATTTTCAACCGGGTTAAGCTGAATACCTGCCCCATAAGCAAAGGCGGTTTTATTGTCAGAATTTCCCCAGTTATCCTTAATATGTCTGTTTGCTGCACCAATCATCACGTAAGCATTCAGATAGTCGTTAAAACGGTATGAAGGACCAACAAGAAGGGAGGTATAATCAGCATCACCTACCTTATACCCATAGTTATTAACATCAGCCGAGGTGTATGTAACTGAACCCATCGCCCCGAATCCACTGTCCAGATCTTCCCAGTTATATTTGATGTTGGCACCGTTCGCATTACCGGAAAGCCAGCCGCTTAAATCTGTGTAGGCATATCCAATTGAAACGGTATTTTTATACCCTGCTGCGTTAGCCACGCCGATGCTACCTAACGCCAGACCAACTAAAACCGCCACGACAATCTTTTTCATAACATTTCCTTTTTTTGATTATTGACTGTGCGGGCTCAGTGAAACAGCAGCAGGTTAGAAAGTTCAATCATATTTATCGATCGTTTCGATCAAAAATACTAAGAAATAACCTGCTCAAATGTCGCGGTGAATGTTGTTTTCAGCAATCCCGCTTTCACACTCCATTTCCGGCAGACAACCTTAATCTGCCGGTATCCGTAAGGCGGAGTCCACAAAAACGCCTTCACACCGTTATGCTGTGACAAAAAGCCCTCCAGTGCCGGACCATCCTCCCGGTCAACGCGGATAGTCACACTGTATTTTTTCAGGTCATTATTGATCCCGGATGCACGCCGCTGCTCGTAGCCATCACCGAACCTCACCACCGACACCTGTGGTTCCGAATCCACCCCCATGTCCGGGTCAACTTTCCAGTGAAAGGTTTTCATCATCGATATGCCCCGCTCAGCCTGCCGCCGTCACGCCCCTGCTGCTGCACGAAATCAGCCGCCGCCTTTTTACCCAGATCATAAACCGCCTTCAGCGCCTGCGGCGTCAGTTCCGGCCCCGTGTTGCTGATTGCAATATGATACTGCGGTGCAAACATCGCCATCCCTCCGGAACCTGCTGCCACAACCCCCAGCTTACCGTCAGTACCGCGACGAAGCGGCAGTATAGCCTCCGGACCGGCCTCTCCCATTACTGCCGCCCCTCTGGCAAATGCAAAGAACGTCGGTCTGTTAACAATACTGCCGCTGTACTGACTGAGTCCTGCTGAGCGGTACACGCCGCCGTCCGCATTTGGAATGACCGACAGCGCCGCTGAACTGTATGCCCCGGATGGTGTACTTCCGCCTGCTGATGCGCCAAAGCCGAACATACCCAGTACTGAACCCAACAGTTTAGAAGCCGCAATACGTGCCTCCATTTTTGCCAGGTCAGCCAGGATGGAGACCGTCAGGCTCCGGAAACTGCCCTTTCCGGTCACGGAAAAATTCGCGATACTGTCCGCCATGCCGTTAAATGCGTTTGTGAAAACGTTCTCCGTCATGCCTGCCACGTTGCCCCCCTGCGCCAGAAAGTTATCCAGCGCCCGCGACGCGCCCTGCGTCCAGTCTCCCTGCGCAGCATCCACTTTCGCGTTATAATCCGCCCACTCAGCCAGTCGGCGATCGAGACTGGCCTGAAGTTCCTGCTCCGCCTGACGGTATTCGTCAGAACCGTATGTCCCTTTTGCCTTGCTGTCGCGCTTAAGCTGCTCCAGTTGTTCCTGGTAGTGCTGTTGAATTTTCAGATGCTCTTCGTACCGGCCACGTTGCTGATCGCCCATACCCATTGTGGCCAGCGCCAGTGCGTGCTGCTGCCTGACGCGGGATTCTTCGTCAGCGAGCTGGCTGGTTAATGTGAGCGTCTTTTTCTTCAGTTCATTAAAGGCATTCTGGTGTTGCAAATCCTGTTGTGAGATATCCAGCTTCTGTAGCGCAAGCGCTATTTCATCCTTATGTGCCAGTACGCTTTGTTCATCCGCCGTCAGTTTTTTACCGGACAAATCAGCGATGCGCTGCTGAAATGACAAAAGCTGCTTATGCGCTTCCGTCATTTTTTCGGTCGTGGAAAGCTTCGCGGCGGCAATCAGCCCTTCAGTCTGCGCCTGTTGCTGGCTGTACTGCAAAAGCAGTCGCCCGGCCTCGTCGTTGTGGTAAGCCTTTGGCTTTTCCTTCTGCCGTGCCATTGCTTTTTTATGGCGTTCGTTTTCACGCTCCAGCGCGGCATTGCGTACCGCTGCATCGGCATACTGCATGGCGGTAATGCGCGCCACCTCCCGTTGATGCCGCAGGGATTCAGTTTCATTATCCCGGTTCAGCGCGGCGTTCTGCTCGTTCCGGCGCTTCTGAGTCTTCTGATAATTACGCTCTGCCTGCGCCTTCGCATCCAGCAGGTCCTTCTGGCGTTTCTGTTCCTGAAGTTCGTTCAGTTGCTGCTGATCATATTCAGTCTGGGAGGAAGACACTGTCCATGGCGTTTTTCTGGCGCGCGCGATTTTTTCCTGCAGTGTCGCGATTTTTTCATCGAGCGTATCTTCCCGCCCGATATCCAGCATCCGATCCCACGCCCACTTCGCCGCATCACCCACGGCATTCCATGCCTTCTCGATCCAGCCCAGATTATCATGTACGTCACCCGCCCGTTTATTCATCTCTTCCGAATACGCGGACATGGCAATTTTCGCAGCATCAGCCGTTCTTCCCTGTTCACCGAGCACCCTGATTTGTTCAAGCTGGGTGGCAGTCAGAAAATGCAGTGCCCTGTCCAGTTCTTTCGCCGCGTTCACCGGATCATCCTGCAGCCGTTTAAACTGGCGGATGGTTTCATCCACTGACTGCCCCACGTTTTCCTGCATTCTGGCCGCGGTACGGGATACCATTGCCACTGCCTGCCCGGTAAACGCTCCGCTACCGACCACCTGGGTCAGTACTCCTGCCGCGTCGTGCTGCGTGACGCCATTTCCGGCGAGCGACTTCGCCATTTCATTAAGCTTGCCTGTGGTTTTTCCGGCGTAACTTCCGGTCAGAATAAGCTGTTTATTGAACTCCTCACTTTCTTTCGCCCCCTCATAGTACGCCTTACCCAGTCCGTAAACCGCCGCAGCCACACCGCCAACCAGCCCGCCGAGCATCATGCCCTTCGGCGACATCAGTTGCTCAATCCACCCGGCCCGGTTGGCCAGCGTGATACCGGAACCGCGAAGGGCGCCCAAATTTCCCCGTGCCAGTTCACCAATCAGTACGCCTATCTCGCGGCGCGCCATTGCTGATTTCAGTCCCAGTGCATGAGTGGATTTTGTTGCGGTATCCAGTTTGCGGATATAGACATCGGCGGCACTGCTAACCCCCAGTTCAGCCGCCTTCACCCGCAGCAACTCAGTACGGGAGAGGCCCTGTACCGCCGTCTGCTCTTTCAGTCGACGTATAAACTGTGCTTTTTTCTGCGTGGCCAGCGCCTCCGCATCGGTAAGTTCGCGTGTCTTTGCAGCAGCTTCAGACACCAGCGCCAGATAATCGCCCTGTGAAATATCTCCGCGTCCTTTCGCCTGTCGTACCTGCGCCTGGATACGCTGTAACTCCTGCAGACCACCGCTTAACTGTTTTACACTGTCAATCTGACGGTAAAATGCCGCTGCGGCTGCATCCTGAGCCTGTGCAACCACCGCTGCCTGCGCAGCTTCCGCCCTTAACTTCTGATTCAGGTCGACAGCCCTTTCTCTGGCCTCGTTCGCCTCACGCGCCAGTTGTGCCATAGCGTCACTCTGTGTGCGTGTGGCAACCTGTGATTGCGCCATAGCGGCACTGATACTTTTTGCCGATGCCGCCACACTTCTGGCGCTGGACTCCATACATCGCTTGATGCGTTTTTCAACGAGATCACTGCTGTCCACCAGCTTCCCCAGCCCGTTACTGGCAGTCTGAAGACCGGCGGCAACTTTAGCTGTATCAACATCCATGTTGATGACGATATCACCGACTTTCTGGCTCAAATCTCACTCCTCCCGGAATACCGACTGCCACTTCAAGCAGATCCTGCTCCGTCATGCTCTGTACCGCTCCGGGTAATGTCAGCAAACTGAAGTCCGCTGCATCGATTTCTTTCCCCGTCACCAGCATGAACACCTGCGCTTTCAGCGTGGAAAACTCCGCATCCAGCAGGGCATCACTGAAACTGTTTTCCCGAAAGAAATCAGCCCACTCACTAAGTTCAGTTGAACTCATTTCGTCCAGCATCCGGCGCCAGTCAGGCCGCCGGAACTCCCGGGCCAGTTGCCGGACAAAATGAAGCTCATTATTCAGGACTTTTCCGGCGTCATGTCCTCTGATTCATTACCTGAATCACTGGCGTTATCTTTCTTATCCGCAGACAGCCCGCTGAGCATCAGAACACTTTCTGCGCCTGCGTCCAGCGCCTCATACGACCACTTCGCCTGTACTGACTGATAAAGCGTGTCTGCATCCTGAGAAGAATCACCATTCAGAAGCGAGCGGGATACCAGCCAGGCATTAATTTCCAGTGCCATTTGCATATAAGCCACGCGCTTATCCGCTTCCGTCGCACCATCCATATCCGTGTCATATTTCGCAGTACGTTTCTGGATGAACTCCAGGTACTCAATACGTTGCAGGCCGGATAACTCGAACAATGCCACCGACGCATCCCCCCGGGTAAACGTCTCTTTCTTTAAAAACATGATTTATTCCTGAAAAAAATGCCCCAAAACAGGACGAGAGGTGGGTTATGCCTGAACAGTAATATCCGCAATAGCGGTAAAATTACCGTCTGTTGTCATGCCAATAATTTTCACTGTACCTACCTTAACACCTTTTACAGTGGCAATATTTTCCGCCTGCGTGACGGTGGCTGTAGTCGGATCTGACGTTGCGATACGCAGTGATTTATCTGTCACGTTATCCGGTTTCACCGTGAACGTAACCGCTGTTGTGGCGCCGACCTTCACGGTGGCATTTGTCGGTTCCACTGTCAGTCCGGTAACACTAACCACTTCCGGTGCATCCTCTTCAGCCATGTACGGACGGCCCACACTGGTAATTTTTACTGTACGGGCGATCTCATCCTTACTCTGCACCGTTTTCCCCAGCGAGCTCACCCAGCCTCTGAACACATCAACAGTGCCGTTCGGATACTTGATCCGGAATCCGCGCTTCTGCCCGGTCGTGAACAGTTGAATAAGCTTTTTCTGTACGTCCTCACCTGGCTTCCACGCCAGCGTCACAGAAGTATCCCCGGCAGACTTCTGTCCCTGTGTGGTACTTTTCCAGTCAGCGTTCTCGTCATCAAGATAGTTATTATCTTCTGCATCTGCCGTCAGTTCTCCCGGCTGCAGGTCTTTTACGTTTGCCAGCCTCAGCCAGTTATTATCACTTAGCGGGCTGGCGAACGGATCACCCTCGCTGTTGTACATCCAGAATGTGGTATTTGCGCCTTTTACCGGCGCAAGTGGATTAGGAATTGTCGTGTCTGTCATTCTCTTTTCCTCTACATGGAATAGGTGATGTCGTAACTCAGATCGGCTGACCCCCACATCGCCATTTCATCGTCTCGCTGATAGTTATACCCCTGCGCCGACATTGTCCGGATGATGTCACCCAGTCCCGCCACGCTCCCCAGTGCCGGATACACCCTGTTCTCCATCTGTTCATCCAGGGCGCTGTCCGGTGCAGTGGCTTTCAGAAATACTTCCACATGTAGCACCGCGCTCCAGATATCACCGTCCACCTCAGTACCGGTATACTGAGCATCACTCAGGTACACCGCCACCGCAGGTAACTCATCCTCCTCCACCACGACCGGACGACCGTCAAAAAACGTGGTGGAGCCATCATCGGTCTTTTTTAATGCGGCAATAATGGCCTGCCGTACTGCACTGTGTCGGGTCATTTTTTAGTGAATCTCCTCAGTTCATAACTGATTTCATGCTTCAGCTCTTTGGGCATCTCCGTTTTCATCTGTAAAACAACCTGCGTGTTGAACGCATGGCGCAATGCATCAGCAACCGGGATTTTCACCACATTAAGTGGGTATCTTCCGGCACCGGAACGCTCAAATACCTGCCACCATCCGTTCGGAGCCTGCGCAATAAACCCCCGGTCAAAACGGTATTTTCCTATACGTAGCGGCTTACCTTTTCTCCCCCTCATCGGGGTTGATGGTGGCGAACTCAGTAACCTGATGGCAGTCAGCGGATCACAGTTCACATAAATGTTGGCAAAAGGCTTGTCCGCTCTGGCCAGCCTGACTCTGGCGCGACGTCTTACCGTTCTGACGGGAATACCCTGCCGTCGGTTGTCTCCGGCCACCACCAAAGCAGCAGCACTGCGAACTGACACGCTGACCACCCGTTTTGCCACCCGGTTAATGGCCCGAATTTTTGCCCGGGTCACATATCCACGATCAATTTCTTTAAGTACTGAAATGGCCTCTTTAAGCCCCTTTACCTCCATTGTTCTCCTCCAGAGTCAGTTGTGGCTTACCGTTAAAACGCCGGATACGGGTCACGGTAAACTCACTGCCCCGCAGTACCACCCTGTCTCCCCGGCGCGGGATAACGTTGCCTGAAAACACCACTACGTTTTTTCCGTTTCCTTCAACAGGCCCCAGTTCAGCCAGAAAATCAGACTCCACCACTATGCAGTCAGTCCCGTTGATGTTGACCTTCATGCCGAAGCGTTCTGCGATAAGTGCATCCATGCGCCTTTTCATCCCGTCAAAAAGGTCAGCCATTAATTTTTACCGGAACGGTTTCATCACCGTTTGCCGCTGGCGCCCATACCACCCCGACATATGGCAGGCTGCCGGTTGCATCCGTCTGAACCACGTTATCCTTCAGATACACTTTTTTCCCGACGGCAATATCCTCTGTTGTCAGTTTTGGTATGCTGAATACCCCTTCTGCGATGCCGGTTCCGGCGCTCCCGGCGGCAATATCGGTAACAGCCACAGCGAACATATCGCCGACCTGTACCAGATCTCCGCTCTTTAGTGACGTGGTCGCCACAATTTCAATCGTTTTGCCGTCTTCCACGTAATTCTTAGCCACGGTTATTCTCCTTTCCGGCACGCCGTGCCGGATTTCAGGTATAAAAAAAGCCCGTCAGGGCCGTATCGCTTAATGTCTGCTTTTAGTGGGTTATACGGTGCATTTCACCATGCCGCGATAATCCACCGGCGCAACGCCCGCATCAATACGAACTTTCGTGGTTACGCCATCCACCGTGAATCCTTCCTGCTGGTCGATATACGGCTCATCCACGCCGTTAAGGTAAGCCACCTCAACGGTATCGCTGCCTTTTGCTGCAGTAAGATAGAAAGTGGACTGACTGGCGTCATCAAGACGAGGCTCCGCGATCACCGTGGCGAAATCTTTCACCGGGTTAATGATCCCGGCGTTAATATCCGCCCCCTTGACACTGACAGATTTAATCACCTGATTTGAAACAGACTCCATCGCCGTCGGCACCAGTACAAATGCCGGACGGATATTGAGGTGGCGATCGCCCTCTTTCTGCATCCGCATTAGCTGGCGCGCTTTATCCAGGGACGCCACATCCATAACGGCTTTTTCAAGGACGTTTGCGTGTTTCGTCTTGTCAAACAGCGCCACATTATCACTGGACAGTTTCTGGTTACTGATGAGAACGTCATAAACCAGATCGGCAATGGTGGCTTTTGCCGCACGTCCCAGCTTCATCGGGACATCCGTCAGCATATTCATATCATCATTGATGATGGCCTGGCGGGTAATGCTGAACAGCTCCCCATAGGTAGCGAGCGCAATGGTCGCCTGTTTATCCCCTGTGGTGACGTATTTGTATTCCGCTCCTTCACGAACCTGACGCAGTGAACTGAATCCCCCCATACCCACACGGTGCGCAATCCTGAAATCAGACAACTGTCCTTTTTTGGTCCAGGCATCGAAGGTTTCCGGCGCTTCCTGCCAGCCCTGCAGAATGGACTTGTTTGCAACATCCAGCAGAATGTTACCGAAATCGGAGGTGCTGTGCGTAAATGCCATGCCGATCATCTGCATGGGATTCATGCTGGACACGCCTGTACCCCTCGCCACCAGCGAAATTCGCGCCAGTTCACGCAGGGTCATACAGTTGTACGGGTTATCCTTCTGCGCTTCTTCATAGCCTGCGCGGGCCATCACGGCAGCGCGAACGGCGTCGCCGGTAATATTACCGTTTCCGGTATACATCCCGGCATGAAACTCTGCGCGATTCTGCGGACCGTTCAGCTGGTTAGTCGGCGTAATACCTTTCGCCATCTCGGCCAACAGTCTGTCCTTCGCCATTTCCAGAGAGCAATCCACATCAGCAATGCACTTTGCCATCAGCGAGGCATAACGATCGCCGGAAAGTGAAAACACATTCTGAATGCCGGTGATACGGTTACGCTGTTCTTCCTGCAGGCGTGCGCGAATGGCATTTTCATCTACAGTCACCAGCGACTGAGCCTGCGACTGAATCTGTGACTCAGGGGCTTTTGCCTGTGGCTGCGGTTGCGCGCCTGCATTGCCCTGCGGGGCGATAATCATACCTTTAATGCTCTGTGGCATATGCTCAAACTCCTCAACACGTTTTGAATGAATACAGGCCATTGCTTTTACAGGCTGTATCAGTTTGTCGGCAAACCCTTCACTGACGCACTCCGCGCCGCTCATCCAGGTCTCCTTTGCCAGCATGGCAGCAATATCTTCAGGCGTTTTTCCAGTTTTTTCGGTATAGATGGGGATAATGACGCTTTCGATCTTGTCAAGCAGGTCAGCATATTCCCGGATATCCTCCGCCTCACCCCCCGCCACTCCGCGCGGCTTATGAATCATCATCATGGCGTTTTCCGGCATAATGATGGGATTACCTACCATCGCAATAGCGGATGCCATTGAGCAGGCCATTCCATCGATATACACCGTTTTTTGCGCCGGATGATTTTTCAGGAGGTTATAAATGGCTATTCCGTCCAGTACTGCTCCGCCAGGTGAATGAATATGCAGATTTATCCGGTTAATCTGTCCCAGTGCAGCCAGTTCTTCTGCAAACCAGCGAGCCGAAATTCCCCATCCACCAATCTCGTCATAAATGCGGACTTCCGCCGTGTTATTGGCTGCAGCCCTGATGGAATACCAGCTATTACTGCTTCCCTCCCCGCGTCCGTTCCCTGCTGTCATCACCGGCGGCATTTTTATCGCCGCCACTGTTGTCTTCACTTCCGGCATTATCCTGTTCCCCCGGGTCATGTGCCGGATCAGTATCAAATACCAGTCCCAGCTTACGGTTTTCGTCAATTTCCGCCTTACGGCGGCGTTTCACTTCAGCAGGTGCGCCGCCACGGGCACGCACCCAGTCACTCTCTGTTGCCGCCCCGCCGCGTATCAGTATCCTCCAGGCATTCGCCTCTTTCAGCGGATCTATCCACGGCATAACCGGACCGGAATACACGACATTAAACAGGGTCGCCATGTCCGTGTCCGTCGGCACATCTATCACACCCGCCGTAATCGCCGTCGCCAGCCATCGCCGGTAAACCGGGCGACTGACGGCAGCAATAAAATTATCCTGTAGAATGGCGTATCCCTCCTGAGCCTCCACCAGCTCCTGACGCTGGGCGCTGTAGGTGCCGTCGTAGTTTCTAGCAATAGAAGAAAAACTTCCGCGTACACCTGCGGCAACCGCCCGCAGTTGCCCCATACGGAAAGACTCCAGGTTGGCATTTGGCCTGTCAGATTTGATGGTGCCGATATCCTCTCCCGGCAACAGGTCTTTCAGAATGGTGCCGGGTTCAATATCCAGATCGCGGTCTTTATCCGCATAATCTGGCGCGTCACCATCCTGTACCATTGCGTCACTGCGCCGGATAAACATGGCAAAAGCCGCCGAAATACGCGCGGCCAGCCTTTCACTGTCCTCATACTCCTTCAGATCCAGCAGCCGGATAATAACCGGCGCCAGCAGCGTGACGCCCCGCGCCTGATTCAGGCGACGGGTGAATTTAAGATGCAGCATATTTTCTGCATCGATAAGCTTGGTGGCCACCATAGCGGTGGCAAATCCCGGCCAGGATTTACAGACGATGTAACTTTTTGGCCTTTGCCAGTCGTTAAAATAGATCCCCTGAATCAGATTATTTGTACTGTCCGTCTGTTCCATCGAGACATAATCCGGTTCCATCGCCTCAAGCCAGAACGGTACGCCCGCCACCGGCTCAAGCCCCGGCATTTTTCCCGCCACCATCTGGGAGAACACCTCCCCGTCCCGCAACCATGTGCGTAACAAAAGGCGCTCCAGTACCGGGCGCGTATATTGTCCGGTCACGTCCGGCGACACGGACCACTCTGCCCATCTGGCGCGGATTTGTTCCGCCAGCGCGTTATTCAGCGTTCCGGCCACCGTCAGTGGTTGTGGCTCAACGATGATCCCCTTAGCCCCGATAACGCGCTCTTCCATCTTATCGAGCGCCCCCACCACCAGATCGTGATTGTTATCGAACCAGCGGGCCTGCTCCCGCAGGGACTTTCCGGCAATCTGGTTTAGTTGATTGGCGTTGCGGTTTTCACGCTTAATTTTATGTGTCCGGGTGGGTATTGCAGCCTCGTAAGCTTTTATTACTGCCCGCGATCGGAGTCTTGATACAGCCCATCCCGGCGACATCATGCTGATAGCTTTATCGATAAAATTCATGACAACCTCGCCCGGGTGAAAAGCCGTCGCGGATTATTTAACCGCTGTAACCTGTCTTCAATCTCGCGGCGCCCCTTCCTGATTTCCTCCAGGCTTTCCATTGTCATTGACTGACCGTTAAGCATGATGGACTTGCCTTTCAGTACAGCAAGCTCGGCCTCCAGATAGGCGTTGTACAACTCCTGTAGCCCTGCCCTGGTCATAACCACCCTCCTCCGGAACCACCGCCCCAGGCGGGTAAAATTTTTTTCTTCCTGGCTTTCACGGCTTTCTCTCCTCCTTCGTGTTGCTCCTGCTGGCGAACCTCAACAGGCTGCGTGGTTTTTGCGGCGTCTTTTTCCGGTAAACGAGCCCATCCTGGTGGTTTTTCCCAGTTGATTCGCTCATAGCCACGGAGAATAGCCAGCGCGTGGGCGTAACACATCAGATCGAGCGCCTCGTTATTACCGCGTCCCGGTTTTTTCCACTTTCCGTCTGCGCTGCGCTCTTCATAGGTCAGTTCCTCGTAGAACCACGGCCCCAGCCAGTCAGGAAAATGAATGTAATTCGCCCCCGGCTCCTCACGCTCCAGTGCGGCAGCTACCCTGTCTTTCAGGGCATTGGTCTGTAACAGATACAACGGCACATCCCCCCTGGCTTTTGCCCGACGTTCTGAGCGTTCGGTGTTATCGGGATAGGTTTTGGTGATCAGCTTCTCGCGTCGGGTACTGTCTCCCTTGAACAGATAAACGCGCCCGGCAACGCCTTTTCGCTTACACCTTCGCCAGAACGCGTAGGCATTATCGGTAACACCGTCTTCACCACCTGAGTCCACCGCCATTGCCAGTACCGGCATAAACTGTTCAGGATCTGCCGCCAGCGGATACGTCTTTTCCAGCACATCCGTTTTCAGCAAATCCCAGTCTTCCGGTCTTGCAGCCGGATTGACAGGCTGGCTTTCGCCATCCTCATTCACTCTCAGGGAATAACGGATGTTGTAGCGGTCAATGATCCAGCGTTCACCATATGCGCCATAGCCCACTACCTGGACCACAAAGCGCCGCTTTTTACCGCCCTGTACGTCAACGGTTGCCACAATAAAACGCACCCCGTCAGAAACGGTACGTTTTGATACGTCCTCAGCGCGTGCCATCAGCGCGTCACCGCTGCGTGCCTCCAGCGAGCGACGGGACTGATAGGGTAATCCCCAGTCCGTATTGATGACGGCTTTCAGGGTTTCCTCGCTGCCGGTTCGTTCGTATTCCTCTTCGGCGGTCAGCAGCTTGTAAACCAGTTGCGCCCAGGTCTGATAAGCCGCCGCCGGTCCCTCCATCCAGAAACTGGCGATACGTGAGCGGCGGGCTTCGCCGGTAATATTGCCGTCGCGGTCAATGTGCTGACCTTCCCGCAACCAGACGCCACGATTATTCAGCTCACGCTTCTGCTGTGGTTCAGTCAACTTATGGCAGTGTGGGCACTGAATCCGCGCTGCTTCACTGGCCTCCATAGGGTCGGCAATATGGCGATAGCCGGTCATATTCGCCATTGATGGCTGAAAATATTCGCCACAATGCGGACACGGCCAGTACCAGCGACGACGATCGCCACGGTTGTACAGGGAAAGTATTCCTGTGGTCGGCGGTGCTTCGTGCGGTGATGACGGTTTCCATCTGGTATCGGTAATTTCCCGCCCCGGCGAGCTCTCCACCAGTGTCATACCCAGCGACATAAACGTTGTGGTACGCTTCGACGCCAGCGAGAATGCATCCCCCTCACCATCAACATCTTCGGGGAACCGATCGTAGTCAGTCAGCGCCACACATTTAAAATCCGAAGACGAAAAAACATTGATTGATGGCCAGCCAATTTTCAGAAACGAGCCATCACGAAACGTTTTATCATGCACATTATTATCGTTACGGTGAGGGCTGAGTCTTCTTGCTATCGCCGGACTGTGGCGAAACATCTTTGCCAGACGCCGCTTTGAGTGCTCCTGCGCCTTGTCCTGAGTCATCTGAACCACCAGCATGTCAGACGGATCGCAGACAATATTGTAGGAAATCCAGCCGTCAATCAGCCCCAGCGTCTTACCGGTTCTTGCCGGGGCGACAAATACCACGGCATCGTAGCTGCGTGATGACAGGCAGTTCATGGCTTCCACCACATAGGGGGTCAGGGTGGATTCCCATGCCACAGAATTTCCCGCATCGCGTGGTACGCGCATATATTTTCTGACCGCATCCGATATTTTCATCCTGCGCGGCGGCCTGAACATCGATGAGATATCACATCCGGCAACAACGGCAGAGGCTAAACTATTCCTGCTCTTCCTCTTGCCCTTCGTCACCGTTGTCATCATCATCTCCGTTTATAGCATCCGCGCAGGCCTGGTATGTCATGCTGGCCAGATCTTCCCTGAGTTGATCAATAATTTTTTGCGTCATTTCCAGCGCATCAGGCGGCAATGCCGCATCCCTTTCCAGTAAGTCCGGCAGTATCTCCAGTGTCTTGACGACCGTTTTTGCCATGACAGCATAAACGCTCAGCACCTCGCTGGCCGGGATCAGAGTTCTCATCTCCTTTTCCAGCTCAATACGCGTCATTTCCGACTGAAACCATGCCCGTCGATCTGAGGGTTTCATCTTATTGGGGTCATTCTCCCCGGTAACAGCCGGCATCGTCATCATGGCGGTCAGAATATCCACCAGCCGGTAGATTTTCAGGTTACTACCGTTCCCACCTGAGGTTTTTACGCCCTTCAGCCTGCTGGCGATGGTCTGTCGGTGTGCACCAGTGATGGCCGAAAGCTGTGTGATGTTTAATTCGAGGCTTTTAATTTCCTGATCCACAGTCGTGCTCTTTTCCTGTATACGGTGAAAATGGCGTTCAGTGTCGAACAAAAAACGTACCGCCTCGACACTGAAAACAGTAAATGTATTGATTTTTAAGGTTATTTTTCAGTGCTGACAGAGACTAAAAAATCAAAAATCAGCCGATTCCCGCGAGCCCGAAGCCACCCGTGGCGCCCCCTGCCCGGGAGTACCTTTTTAATACAGTCACCATTGGTTACTAGTTTTTCCTGCATTACCGTGGCATTGGGTGCGAATGTACGCCTGCGCCCCTTCCAGTTGCTTTTGCATCGTCTTCACTCGCTCTTTGAGGGCGAAATAATCCCGTTGAGCGGAGTCTGCCAGTCTGGGGCTGGCTGCATTATCCATGCGGGCGGTGGAGGTGGATTTACCTGTCGGCACTGCGGGGCATGTTGCGTTGACGTACAGGCGACGGCGGCCAGCGGCAACATCATCGCGCAAAGCATCATTCTCAGCTTTCGCATCGGCTAATTCCTTCGTGTATTTTTCATCGAGGGCGGCAACGTCACGCTGGCGCTTAGTCATGTCGGTAATTGTCGCGTTCGCCAGCGTCAGCCTATGAGTAACGGTATCGCGCTGCTCTTTGTAGGTGATGGCGTTATTTCGGTAGTGATTTGCCAGCCGACCGGCAACAATTAGCGAGACAAGCAACAGGCCAACAAACATCGTTTTCCAGTTGAACATCATGACAGGAACAGAGCACGCTCCGCCTCACGCCGACGGGTAAGCCCGTTCAGTACTTTGCCACCAGCCTTATTCCAGCGCAGGAACTCATCAGCGGCGCCAGCGTAATCACCAGCGTTTAGCTTCCGCAGCAGAGTTGATGAGGATAATGTCCGGGCGCCGAGGTTGTACGCGAACGACACCAGCGCATCAAACTGGCCTTGCGTCAACTTGACCTTAACCAGTCTGGACACATCATTTTCATAACCGACTAAACCAGTGTTAAGCAAGCGCTCGGCAGTAGCCTCGTCAATCATCATTCCGGGCTTAACTGGCTTACCGTCAACAGAGTGGGTCCAGCCATAACCAATCGTCCAGGGATCTCCCCCCGTTCCCGGGTCCGGATAAGCTGTCAGGCTACAACCTTCAAACTCTTTGATTAGGGTAATGCCTTTTTCACTGATTCTCATCATTAACCCCTGCACGTTTTTTGAGTGCGCTAATTGCGATTTCGCGCAGCTTGTCCACACCGACAAAGCCAATAATTCCGCCAACGAAAGGCGAAATGGAAACCGGCAGGCCTACCACATCAAGCGCACTGGTGACACATAAGGAAAGAGCGCCACACAGGACGCCCTCAAGCCATTTATTTTTACGGGTGGCGCCGTCGTATATCAGTCGGCCGTAGGCAATGAGTCCGGCCATTAACGCCCCAAGTATCTGGGGCCACGCATTTTTGAGTCCGGTCAAAACCGCAGCCCAGAATTTAGGAGTCTTGTCATTCATTTTCATAAGCCTCACCTCCGATGATTTCGGATGGTAACTAGAGTGAGTGAAATGGTTGGGTTGCAGGGTTTAATATCTTGTAAAACAGGATTGCCTGTGGTTGCAGAATCTGAAAGTAAAATCACGCAGAGTACAATTTTAATGGAGGTGAGGCACAAATACTGCAAATTTAGCTTTTAGTTTAATTGATTGCGTGCTGAGTGAATTCTGTTTGACAAAAACATGCTATTTATAGAATGTTAATTCCATGTAATAAAAAGGATGTGTAACTCATCATGCCAACGGGAATTAAACCAATATTTATCAATAATATGATGTCAACATATGGATTATCCCATCCTCATGACAGCAAGGTATTTCCAGACCTTCCAGAACACCAAGATAATCCTTCGCAATTACGCCTCCAACATGATGGTCTTGCTACCGATGATAAAGCCAGGCTGGAACCAATGTGTCTTGCTGAATACCTTATCTCTGGACCAGGAGGAATGGATCCTGATATCGAAATTGATGATGATACCTATGATGAATGCCGTGAGGTGCTATCACGCATACTTGAAGATGCATACACTCAAAGCGGGACATTCCGCAGACTGATGAATTATGCCTACGATCAGGAATTGCGTGATGTAGAACAACGCTGGTTGCTGGGAGCCGGAGAAAACTTTGGTACTACCGTAACTGATGAGGACCTGGAGAGTTCAGAAGGCAGAAAAGTGATTGCCCTCAACCTGGATGATACAGACGATGATTCAATACCAGAGTACTATGAAAGTAATGATGGCCCACAACAATTTGATACAACACGCTCATTTATTCACGAAGTTGTACACGCGTTGACTCACCTTCAGGACAAAGAAGACAGTAATCCAAGAGGCCCGGTAGTCGAGTATACCAATATCATTTTAAAAGAGATGGGTCACACATCACCACCAAGAATCGCCTACGAATTTAGTAATTGACACTCATCAAAAAATGCAAAATCCCACGATGCTACAACACAGTAACCAGTTCAGGTCTGAGCTAATACAGGTCAGCAGTCCATAGACACTGGCTCCTGTCAGGATGCCACCTGCTAACCCAGTACCAGAAATCGATTCGGACATTCATCCCCCTCTGGTTGTGTGGGGCCTCTCAGTTATGAGGGGAAATAATAAATATCCTCCGGCATAGCCGGAGGATATTTATTCATAAAGAACACAATTAAGAATAATACCGATTTAATTAAAATAACTTGATCTCACAGTTGAAGAATGAATAATAGCGAGCCCTGCCAAGGCAGGGCATAGAAATAACCAACGAGAAGAAATAGGTAGGAACTAATGAAAAACACCGCTCTGGGTAAGTTCATTTTTATCGTCGGCACCGCGTTACTGCTCGGTGGCTGTAGTGGCATGGTCATGCCTCCCTATGCCACCCACGGTACATCGGTCGGAATCATTGCGCCAGCGGGAGGCTATAGCGAGTGGCACACGGATAGCCGCAACCACACCACAGGAGACAGTCACAGCCAGTCACAGGGAAACTGCACCCAAAGTGAAGATAGCCAGCTCAGCGAAAATAGTCTCACACGGACACACCAAAGCAACTGTAACACCCGTAGTCAAACCCACAGCAGTAGCACCAGCAAAACCCGCTCCAGCAGCGTCGGTTTCAGCGTCGGGGGGCCTGTTGGTGCTAGCATAGGGTTGATCAAGCAGATGGAGTCGATGAACCGTGCGCCAGCCAACGATATGAGTAGTAATGAGATGTTCAAGAATTTCGGTTTCTAGCACATAACGCCACCTGGTACCGTTGTGGTGTCTGGCCCGGCGGCTATCTGTAACGACTCACAATCGAAAAAAGTCAGACTCGCAATCAGCGCAAAAATAGATTGTGAGTCCATTGAATGGGGATCGTTGTGCATTTTCATAAGCCTCGCCCCCGATAGCTTGGATGGCGCTGTATTTGTAAGGGTGAGAGGCCCTCGGGCGGGGTTTTAACAACGAAGCATGTAGATGATGATTTCCGAGGGCTGAATAAAAAAACCGGCGAAAAGCCAGGAAGATGTAAATAAGGCCATTTCGACTCTGTGGACGAAGATACCCTAACATTAGTTTGATGTGTGGCAATTCTTACCGAGGGTGTTGAGCAATCCTCTCTAAACTATTTCTGCGAGGCTATATAAAGTTCATGAGTATCAGCTAACTGCACAAATTTGTACTTAATAGCCCCCAATAAAGTACCTAATCTTGTATGACCCTCCATAAGGTGTAAGCCGCTCTCTCCAGGAATAATAAGCGAACGCTCAATAAACATCGGTGGTTCAGCCCATGTACCGAATTTAAGCCAATGGTTTGCAACCTCTTCACGGGCATCAATGCAAAACTTGCTGCCGCAGGCATTAAAGTCTTCTGAAATCTCGAGCATGTAATCAGGATATGTGGCATTTCTGCCAAACTTTGTAAACTCTGCTGTTTTCAATCTGACCAAATCCCACTTCAGTGATTTAAGATTTAGATGCCCATACAAGGTTTGAAATTCAGAATTATTAGATAACCCACAATAAATTTGCTTAAAAATTTGTTCTGGAGCTTCGATCCCATATTGCTCACGAAGGATGGCAATTCCTTCTTCTTCCTTATACAACGGGTCGGGACCAAAAACTTGAAATAAATCACGATAAAACATCATCAATTCCTATTGCTGATTAATACAAAAATCCCGTTCCTCAGCAGGCTTGCATATTTTAGGCATGATATCAAATTTACATGAAATATATGTATTTCAGTTCGGTTTTGCAAGACTTATATCCAAATTTGTCGCCTTTTGTTGTGAACGCGATCGTGTTACGGAGATAAGCGCATCACTATCAAGCCGTTTAAAGCTGTTACGCATTACTAACCAATGAGACATGTACGTCTCTGTCCAGGTAGATTTTGCCACGCCCATCAGTTCCGCCAACGTTTGGTACTCATACGTCTCACGTCTGGCCAGTTCCGCCTTCACATCCTGCGCAGCAAGCCAGATGAGCTGGCGCAACCGTGCTAAAGTCTTCTTCGCAACTCGCTTCCCTTCCAACTGCTGGCTGAATTTTTCCCAAGCCCATCGAGTTACAGTGACCTGATATTCCCAGCAGGTGTTTTCACTGTAATTCCACAATAGCCAGGCCTTATTATGTTCTTCGAGTGACAAAAGCGCACGGCGCCATGAGGAAGTGGAGTATTCTACGGGCTGCACAAGCGGAATTGCGCTTCCTTTCGCCAGTGATTGCTTACCAGCAATCGGTGGATTATTCAGCGTTATCATTTTTCCGGTCACTTCATCCCTGATACGCTGTTTTTTTCGGGGATAGTTTTTCGTATAGAGCTGGGCGTTCTCCAGCCATGCCTGCAACTGACCTTTCGTGGCGCCACTCAGATCTGCAGTCGCCACGATGAGCTGCTGTCGCACATATTCCAGATATTGTGTATTCATACGGTACCGCCCGTTATCTTCACGTAGTTTTTCAAAATCCGGTAATCGATCAGGATGGAACCCGGAAATGGTATAAGCACAACTGCTACCAGCGAGCACGGAGATGATCGGCAAAGTAGGATTCGAATGTCATGCCGCCTCCAGCTTTTTTAGCGCACGCAGATCCGCCAGTGCAGCGATCCTGATTTCTTTCAGCTCCTCAACCGTCCAACGTTGCGGAGTATTATTGCTCTCAAGTTCCAGCACCTCCGCCTCACCGTAACGCTCAACCTTCACGCCACGGCGCCGGTATCCCGCCACCAGCTCATCCGCCTCTTCGGTGGTACACACCGGATGCTGAAACCATGTCATTTTCATGCGAACTCCAGCAGATGCGCGGCCACATTTTCAACTTCTTCCAGAGAGGAAAATTTACGAAACAGAATCCAGTTCCACAGGACGTTCAGCACAGCTTTATAGACCTGTTGAAACTCGGTTTCGTCCATACTGGCGAATGCTATGGATTTCGCCCGGCGCCCGCGACTGCCATCCGGATAAAAATGCTCGGTATAAAACCCGGCCTGAACGGTTACCCATTCCCGGAAGGCATCGAAAGACTTAAGAAGGGCGACGTCCCCGGTTCGCAGGGTAGCTACGTTATGGAGGTACTGTTCCGCCGCCTCGTTAAGGGCCGGGGTATATTCCTGGCCTGCGGAGTCGCAAAGAAAATTAACGAACCCGGAGATAAGTTTCTGTTCCCGCGATGTGACCGTGCCGCCCGTTGGCATCCAGTAGTCGAAACCAAGCTGAAGGAGTTTAAAAAATCGTTTATGAAAGGCGTAGTTGCGGACACGTTTAAAATCGGCGTGTATCCACTCACCGATTTTTACTGAGCGCAGGAAATCCCCACTCTCCGGCGTCGCCGGGAGCAGAAGCCCTGATGAGGTTTGCTTGACCAGTTGTAAATGCGCCATCGTTCTCTCCGTTGGCGCAGTAGATTGGGAGTTCAGCCCGCAGACGAGTATAACAAAGGATGATTATTCATGATAACCGGCCCTGATAGTCAGCTCATTAATCAGGGTATCGCTCCCCATGATGTCATTTTGCAACAACGGCAGAAACCGGACATAGCGGCCATCCCGATACATCAATGACCTGTTGCAGTCAGGAAAAAAATCCATTTCAGCAATTACTGTCATGTCATCACGGCGAATAACAGCATATTTACAAGTGAATGTTTTATTTAAATTTTTCACGGTGTCTCCATAGATAACGAACTTGAGCATTTTTAAAGCATCTTCATTCTCAACATGAATATATAGGAGACTATTAATTATCATCATCAATAAATATGTCTATTTTTTGACCATATGCAATGACATTTTCTCTGTGTTCTATTTATAATCTTATAACTGGTTATTTTTTGACATGCTCATTTCCCGGACATTAAAAAAACCGCCGGCGCAGGTATTAAGTGCGGGTACATTGAGGTTGTCTGACACATCACAGGTGATGGAGATTCATCCCCCAAGGTCTCTTACTTAGCAATGAAGACAACTACCTCCTCTCTGTCTGGCCGGTTCGATCGCAGTCTCTCCTCGTTACTGGTGCAGTCACTGTGACAGTGATGCAGATGATAATCAGGACGATTAACATCGCTGCGGTTGACTTATCCGGCAAAATTATGCTGCCATGATGCCAGTTAACCATACTGGCATCATGGCCAACCGGCATCGAAAAGCATGTTGGCCAGACTCGCAGGCCATTGAATCACGCAACAACCAGTTACTGTCATCTGATGAAAAAGGCTGTGCATAACAGAATCAGAACTGACTGGTATCAGGGCCATGTTCTTCAGCAGCAAATACATAAGATGAAGCAAGATATAAAGAATGAAGGGAAAATAGAGTATAAAAAACGTACAGAATTGTCTGAAGTAACTTCCCTGCAGCATTGACGCCGCAGGGAATCTATTTATGGTGTAACTATATTGAACCAGAACTCAAACTTGTCCATATAGCCCAGCATCTCATCCAGTTTCGCAGCATTACCGGTAACGTTGACTTCTCCTTTATCTTGAGCCTGCTTCAGAGTTTCTTCCTTCAGGATAATTTTATTCAGCGTGTCACGGTTCAGAGTAATCGTGGCATCAGCATCTTTCGCTTCAGCATTAGCCGTGTGGTTCAGCACGCCATTTTCCAGCTCAAGCTTGTACTTTCCGCCGTCGCTGCCAAGGTCAATATTAAATACCGCCCGGGCATTACCCGCTTTTTCACCGTTGATATGTACAGCCAGAAAGTCGAAGAACATTTCAGGGGTCATCGCCCGAACGGTATCCGGACTTGCTGTATTTGGCGTCGGACCTTTAACCACACCGTTACGCAGCTCCTGCGCACCGGTCAGGTAGAAGTTACGCCATGGACCAGATTCAGCCTGATACCCCAATTGCTCCAGCGCATCGGCTTCAAGGTTACGTGCATTCTGGTTATTTGGATCGGCAAACACGACCTTACTCACCACCTGAGCAACCCAACGGTAGTTCCCCTGGTCAAAGTCTGCTTTAGCTTTCTGAAGAATCGCATCGGCACCGCCCATGTATTCAACAAATTTCTTGGCCGCTTCTTCGGGTGGCAGCTCATCAAGGGTTGCCGGATTGCCATCGAACCAACCGAGATACAGCACATACGTTGCTTTTACGTCATGGCTGATGGAGCCGTAATAGCCGCGGTTGGCCCAGGTTTTTGCCAGGCTATCCGGTAGTTTAAAGTTGGCCGCTATTTCGTCGCGAGTCAGACCTTCATTGGCCATGCGCAGAGTCTGGTCATTGATATAACGATACAGGTCTCGCTGGCTTTTCAGCAGACCAACAACATTCTCGTTACCCCAGGTCGGCCAGTGGTGCTGGGCCATAATAATTTCAGCTTTGTCACCCCAACGCACTATAGCTTCGTTGATATATTTCGACCACGGCAACGGCTCACGAATTTTTGCGCCACGTAGCGAGTAAGTGTTATGCAGGGTGTGAGTGACGTCCTCTGCGGCTTCGATGAGTTTCTTCTCTTCGATGAACCACAGCATTTCCGAAGGGGCTTCCGAACCAGGGGCCAGCATAAAGTCGTAAGTCAGGCCATCAATCACTTCTTTCTGGCCGTCTTTATCGATGATATTAGTGGGCGCAATCAGTGTCACCGTCCCCGCAGAGGTGGTCGTCCCCAGTCCGGCGCCAACCTGGCCGGAGGCATCTGGTTTCAGGAGGTTGCCATACATATAGCTGGCACGGCGGCTCATCACGTTGCCGGCCATAATATTCTCGGCTACTGCTGCCTCCATAAAGCCAGCAGGCGCATACACTTTCACCTTGCCGGATTTCACGTCCGCTTCATCGACAACGCCACGCACACCGCCATAGTGGTCAACATGGCTATGAGTATAAATGATGGCGACAACAGGCTTATTGCCACGGTTTTTGAAATACAAATCCATACCGGCTTTGGCTGTTTCCGCAGAAACCAGCGGATCGACAACCGTAATCCCCTCTTTACCTTCGATAATCGTCATGTTGGATAAATCAAGGTTACGAATCTGGTAGACGCCGTCTGTGACTTCAAACAAGCCACTGATATTGATTAGCTGGGACTGACGCCACAGACTAGGGTTAACAGTGTCAGGAGATTTTTCCCCTTCTTTTATGAAAGCGTACTGCTGTGGATTCCAGATGACATTCCCTTGCTCTCCCTTAATCACCTCTTCAGGTAAACCAGCGATAAAGCCTTTATGGGCATTCGTGAAATCGGTGTTATCAGAGAAAGGAAGTTGGTTATAAAGCGCATCGTTAGCTTGCTTGGTTGAAGCAGTGGCACCTTTTGGGGCTTCCTGTGCAAATAAAGGTGTCAGCGCAGTGGAAGAGAGTAGCCCCGCCAGCGCAAAACTTTTAACGATCAACTTAAGTCTCATTTGTACCCCTCATGTAAAAATATTCTGTATCACTCAGTCTGGTAGATTAATTATCTGTTAATTCAAACAATTAAAGTTATTGCTGACCATTTTCTCTCTTTTAAATATAACCAAAACGTTACATTTCGCTATTTATGGATACAAATAAATCGTGTTTTACGTCAGCCAGTTCCATCCTCTTTTAGTAAGTGGGGTAAGCTCGCTTCCCGTTTCCGGGAGACAACTATAATTATTCCCCCTACTACAGAAGCTTTGACTATAAGTTCGTCACTGTGGAACAAAAATCATCTCATCAGCCAAAAATGCTGCCTGGCCTGATAGCTTTTCCATTTTTCACTGTGAGGTATCTGCGCACTACACTGGATAGTAATTATTCATTATATGAGGCGGTTAAGGATGGGGCAGGATTCGGACGACAGGCGCCGTACTTCCAGTGCTGGAAGGATATGGCAGGATCATAAAGATATGGTCACGCAAGCGCTACGTGTAAGTATTCCGTGGTTCACATTTGTGAATATCAGTTTTGCGCTTATCATTTTATTTCGCCACATACTCATCAGTGACTTTGACAAGTCGATCAGTGCACAGACTGGAATACTGCCTTTAATAGACGATATTATGGGCAGTATTATTGTTTTTTCGTTCCTGATACTCCTTTTCATTTACCGCCTTCCGGCCAGATTTACTCCTCTTTGTCTGGTGATGCTGCTGATTCTCAGTCTGATGTGGAGCTATTGTAGCTACTTTTTTATTGTCTGGTGGCAACTGCCTTTTGCCTGGCCTCTCAGTGTCATCCTTATGCTTACCGCGCTGGCTGCGCTTTATTATCATCTGCCAGCGTTGCTATTTTTCATCGTCCCGTTATGGCTGACCGCCCTGCTGGCCAGTGTGCAGCTTAACCAGTATGTGAATATCCGGTTTTTATTAGTCTGGCTTACTCTTACCACCATACTCATTTATGGTCGCTTTATCCTGCAGCGCTGGTTTGATGAAGCCTGGTTGCGTTACCAGGAAAACCGGATGCTTATCGCGCGTCTCGACGTTATGGCTCACCAGGATGCACTGACCGGGACCGCTAATCGACGTTCAATGGAAAGTTTTCTTGGGGATGCTCTCCGCCAGACGGAGCCGTTTGCACTGATCATGCTCGATGTGGACTATTTCAAAAACTATAACGACCATTATGGTCACCAGGCTGGCGATGCCTGTCTGGCAAAGGTGGCCGGGGTAATGAAGAGGTCGGTTCGTACTCCGGCAGACCTGGTGGCACGTTACGGGGGCGAGGAGTTTGTCGTTGTGCTGCCTTCGTCGTCGCTGAATGAAGCTGCACTGGTTGCTGAACGTATTCAGACAAACCTGCGTGAAACCGCAATGCCGCATGCAGCATCTGCGGTTAGCGAAACGGTCACCGTCAGTATGGGCATCACCCTTTCCACAGCCGGTGACACTGTTACCGGCATTATTGCCAGAGCGGACGAGGCCCTTTATCGGGCTAAACAACAGGGACGTAATCGTTGGGTAAAGTAAAACCAGTTGCCCGGTGTTTGATACAGATGATCACCTTGCCATACTCAGATAATTAAAACTGAATATTTGGAAGCAAAAAAGACAGTCGGACTCACGGAACCTTTGCGCTGGTACAGCCTGAATATCAGATAAAATTATGTCCAGCCGCAGACAACCAGTTGACAGTGGAATATTCCTGGTGTTGTGAACAAGGCGACATTCACAACACGACTGTGCTCACGGAATTCAAATGCCGAACGGGTGATTACGATATTCGCTACCTCTGCAAAGTTATATTATTCGATTTTCATGCAGATTTCACCTCCCGGTAATGTCCCCGATAAAATGCCAGTACCCTTTGCATCGTCACGCTGTTCCGGCACTCCGTACAGATAACGTTTCTGGTCCGGTCGTAGGAACTCACGACACCTTCCGGCGTTTTCAGAAAGCGGGTAATCCTGGCATCTTCACGTTTCTGCTTCCAAAGCAGGAAAGCCTGTTCCGAAGGAAAAATACCGCTTCTCCCGGCCTGATACAGATCCCCACAACTTTCCGCCTTTTCCAGGTAGTGGCGGGCTGTAAAAATGGTTAACCCTGTTATCTTCCGCAGCTCTCCAAACGTCATCCGACCATGTGTTCGTACCAGTTCCGTCAGGCGCTTCTGTATTTCAGCTTTCTGCGCCGGTGTGTAATTTCTGCTCATAAGTCCCCCCTGTTAAAGCCTTCCCGCCGCCTTACGCCGTCTGAATTCTTCCATCATCAGTTGTGCCGGGGTTGGCCCTGCCGGATGGCGCGGCGCTGCAAGTTGACGGCGTACCGGCGGTATGCTGAAACCATTACCGACGTGTTTTGTCCACTTCGCCAGTAACCGTTCTGCAAGTCGTTTCAGTTCGCCTTCCGTCATCTGGTGCTCAACGCCCGTTCTGCGCATCTCGGTGCAGATGTGATACAGAACCGGCTGAGGCCACGGATATTTATCACTGCCGGAGTAGCGCCAGGACTCGTTACGCCAGTGACGATATTCCGCCAGCACCGCATCGGCTGTGAGACCAAACGCATTAGCTCCGCTTTCAGAAACCAGCGCAATAAACTCAGCCAGGTCCGGCGGCCATGTCTCAGCCGCCCGGCATCGCTCCATACACTGCTGACAAATCAGCCGGATTTGGCGCTCAGTCATCGCCCCAATCTGGGCCACCCACAGCTTCGAAGGTGCCGCGCCGTTCTTCTGCGTCCATCGGTTCGAATAAATTTCCCCCATGACTTCCCAGAGTCGCCAGGCCGTCTCCGTCGCTGGCGATCCCGTTTTCGCGTTCCCACTGCACGCGGGCTGCCCTGATTTGCTGTACTGCCCGCGATGCGGTGCTGTCTGGCTGGATTTCTGCATGGCTTTCTCCCCTGCTGGCTGGTTTCGCCTTTGCCCTGACGTGGTTTACGTGACGGGCGAATTTTTGTTCCCACTGGATTTGTGTGAACACCTTTCCCTCCGACGTCCAGTAATCCCTGAACGCGACAAGCTCCGTAGGTAAATACTCCGGCTCTGGTAACGCAACGCCCCAATGGGCGGCCCGTTGTCGGAAATCCAGCGAGGGATGCCAGTCATCCATCATTGAGAATTTCCCGATCGGCTCGTTCAGGTATTCCGGTTCAGTCACGACAGGCTGTTGCATAATTCCAGGCTGACTAACCGGAGCACTCGCGCGCGCGCACGCGTTATGTGTGGGGTTTAATTCTTTTAGATCTATATCTTTATTAGTTCCCTTTTTGTTGGCTTCCTGTTTAAACACCGAACCAACACCTGTTGAACATGTGTTACTTCCACTGGCGGCCTGCGTTTTCTTCCTGTTCCTTCTGGACTGAACAGATGCTTTCCCTGCTGCCGACTTTTTCGCCAGAACATCCCTGACCGCAGCGAGATCATTTTCGATACGCTCATGAGTCCATTCAGTGCCGTTATCAATGAAAAATTCTCTCAGGGACTCTTCCACAGCCCCCCATCGTTCACTGCTAATCCGAGCAATTTTTGCCAGCCTGTTTTTCGGGATAGCTCTTCCGGTCTGCCAGTAATTGAACATCAACAACAAATAGGCTCCATGCTCCTCGGCAGAAAGGTGCATGGTGTCCGCCAGATAATCAGCGATGTAAAGCTGCATGTATGGAAGTGCGGCCATAAAGCCTCTCTACGCTCTTTTCCGGGCGATCTGAAAACATAAAAAATTACTCACTGGTCATGTCTCTGGTACTGCTGGCGATAACCGCTACGTAACGCCTGTAACGCATATATGGCCTCGTCACACTCCCGCTCAAAATCCGCCAGCGGCGCGCCAAGAAGTACCGCGCTTGCCACTGCGGTTTTTTTAAAAGCTGTGAAAGCAGGTATTCAATGCTCTGCCCTGCCGTTATTCGTTTATGCAGTTCCGGCGCACTTTTGCGGATCGCCTCCAGAATAGCGGGGGTCAGTGCAGAGAATTTCTCGCAGTGCTCCGCCGTTTCCCGTTTCCGCCAGCGCTGAAAAATGTTTATCCGGTTACGGCGCCATGCGTCGTAATCCACCGTTCCGTCGTCACGCTCGATACGGTGAACCGCTATTTCCGGTCGCGCCGGCTGCTCCAGGAATGCGCGGGTAATCAGCTGCGTGGCGGTTTCCTGGGTTATCTGTAGATATGCCAGCCATGACGATAACGCCTGACTGGCTGTTTCAGGGGTGATCATGGTTGTTCACCTTCGTTAATATGGTTCTGCTATCGTTCACATGAGGCGGGAAAACATCATCAAGAACACAGCGAGATCCCAGATGGTTAAGTGTGGCAACAATTTTTCGGCACTCCTCCAGTCCGGGTGTGCGAAAATTTGCTTCGTAGTTCGCCAGACGGCTCTGTATCCATCCCAGGTGAGTAGCAAGCTGCCGTTGAGATAGCCCCAGTTGCTTTCTGTATGTTGAAATTTTGTTCATTTAAAACCTCCGAATTTTATTATTCACAATTCGTGAGCATAGTCAACTACACATACGTGAGTATCATCAGTTTCACGTAGCGTGATAAAATTCCAAACATGAAAACGATTGCAGAACAAATTGGCGAACGTCTTAAAACTATCCGCCAAAACAGAGGATTAAGCATGGGACGACTGGCTAAGCTATGTGGCTGGTCGGGGTCGTCACGCATTGCAAATTACGAGGCTGGAACGCGGAGTATTGGAGCTGAGGATGCCATTACGCTTGGTCAAGTGCTTGGCATTTCCCCCGCAGAACTAATGTTCGGTAAGCAGGAAAATGCCAACTCATGGCTGAGTGATAACCAACAAAAGCTACTCGAATTGTTTAATCAACTGCCAGCATCAGAGCAAACACGTATGCTTGATCTGTTTGAAATCAGATTAAAAGAAATTGATGAGTATGTAGAACAATACCTTAGAAGCAGACAGCATAAAAAAGATACTCCATCCTCTTGAGCTAACCTCCCCTCTTAGTAATCCCGCAAATGCGGGATTTTTTTTGCTTATCCATATCCCACCAAGAAAATAATGCTCACAATTCATATTGACAAATTACTCACGATATGTGAGCATTTGATATATCAAGACAACGCCAGACCAGATAACAGCCGGACAATACCAAGAGTTATCCCGCTGCTGAGTCGGGCTAAGTAGCCAGCCTGAGGCATACGAACATGACGGCAGTTGTTGTTAAGTAACAAGCGCAGTAGATAAAACGTTCCGCCGCCGGGCGTTAAGCGGGAATGAGGTCAGCATGGATTTCAATACCCCCATGGAAAAGGCTTACCAGGAATACTTTCAAAGCCTTATCGAAGGTAAGGGGGCGCTAAGCTTCGCAGAATTTGTAGAGGTACTGTCATGAAAATAGAAATATTCAGAATTGAAGGACGAGTTTGTTTACTCATATCCCCAATCAGTATCTCTATCGCGGAGCGCCTTGCTACTGCCATGGAAAACAGCGAAGTCGTTGCAGCTCTTGGTGCTTATCTCACATCCGTTGGCGAGGCACCAGATGGAGAACTCGTTGGGCTCTATCTCTACTTTGATCACCTCGATACCACTGCGTTCATAACGATCAATCATCTGATTGAAGCGGATAAGCCAGTCCCGATAATCGTCAGGTAGCACCCACGAATCGGTCAAAATTTCTTTGCATGATTCGTACGGATCGAGATTTTTGAACCAAAAAACACTAATTGGACGGGGTGTCATTTTTATGTCCTTACTGGTTGTGTGAGAACTCCAGTATACCACCGCCCCGATGTGGATAAAGACGGGCGTCAGCTCCACGATACGGAGCACACAACACGAAAGCGCGTTCGCTACTTAACTAAGGTTGTCGTTAAATCCACCGATCCTGGTTGAGCGCGCTTCCGGTTGCGAGTGGAACCCGTGACATTGCTGTGTGTAGTCTTTGGCGGTACCAGTTCATTCCTTTCTGGTATCCGCCCTTTTTAAACCGGAGATATGACCATGAGCACTATCGGTATTTATCTGGAGGGAGCCGACGCCACAATTAAACCCGTAAACATTCATCGTGTCGGTGTTGAAATTGAAGGTATTTCATTATCTGAACTGGTTGAATCGGTTGATGACACCCCGGAACTTCTTGATGTCATCGGCGAAAAAAATATAGCCCGCTGGATTTCCACCAGAAATAAACTCGACAGCTTTCTTGATTACTTCGACCACCGCGATGTGGCTGACTGGCTTGAAATAAGGGTCAGTGAATTACAACAGGAGGACTGAAAAATGAAACACCAGCACTACGGTACAATGGAGGTCATACGGCAATGTGCGGTTCCCGGAACAATGGTTAAATATAATGACCGGATTTATAAAGCCACGGCTAATACCAGAGGAAAACTGACGTTAACAAATATTCGTGAAAATATTACCATCCGGGATTTAGTTATAGAAATTTATCTTGATGGTAAAGGCGAACCACTGACAAACTGATTAATTTAACAATACCATTTTTTAAATCATGCCAGCAATGGCAGGGATTTACTCAACCTGAAAAAGGAAATAAAAATGAAAAATACAACGCCTGATGCAGCAGTATTACAGGAACTAAAAGAGCTCACCAGCCGTATATTTAAGATATGCGAGCAAAACAATATGCCGGTAGTTATTGGCTATTCATACGAGTTAAACAGAAACGAAGATGGCTATTCAATAAATAAATCAATAACTGCATATGCAGATGAAAAAACAGGAGCATGGGACTCCACTATAGCCGCAGCAGCCATGTTGCTCAAAGTGAAAGACGTCCCCAGGGAGGTTATTGGTGCATTGAAGAGCTTGTCTGTTGCAAGTGATTTTGCGCGGGCGATGTCTGAGGCCTCAAAGGAAAAAAGCCTGCATTAAATGCAGGCGCTTCCCCGGCTTTACATCCCGGGGATGCTGAGGTGAGCGACCAGACCCACCACCAGAGACATGACCAGTGAGCACCCGGAGAGGATTTTCACTGGCAAAACGATTTTAATCTTAACTGAGGTTAAAAAACAATGAGCATTAAGCAGGAAGAATATTCATTTTATTACAAGGTTAAAAATGAAAGTGCCAGGAAACGCCTCGGCTTTAAAGCCGGTTTTTTCTGGTATACAGCTAAAAAGCAGTCACTCGCCCTCTCCCGTGGCGAACTGGCTATGGATGCTGCCGGATTTGATGAAGCTGATTTTGCCAGACCTGTACGCGTACATTTTCCGGTAGAAAATGACATTCCGCCCGAGGGGGCCTTTGATACTAAATTTTGTGAAAACCGCGAACCCGGTGGCGAAGACGGCAAAACCCTGACACTTATCCCCGGCGCAGCTTCTGCTGTTAAATCAGATGAAACAGAACGCGCCGACGGTGCTGGCACTCCTGCCGGAGAAAACGGGATACAGGAATCTCATAACCCGCCAGCAAACCCTCAACTGACCGTGGTTGCGACACTGCCGTTCCGCCATCGCGTTCTGGCACAGTATATTGGCGATGGAGAATATCTTTATCACGTCGATACAGACCAGAAAAAAGAAATCGCGTGTCTGGAGATGGATACTCAGAATACCACTGTCCAGAACCTGATACTCGCAGCAGAAAATGTAGAGCCGTTCAAAAAAGCTATCGAGCACGATATTCACAAAGCAGTGAATGCGTATAAACAGGTATTTCCTGTCGATGGAAAAGTGCCTGAGTTATGCACCACTATTAAGTTTTTTAAGGAATGGTTCAGTGCTGAACACATTAACCGCGGCCTGCTGATTAAGGAATGGGCTGAACGCCTGAAGAATAAACCTGCACCCGTTAAAAAAACCGGGCCACATAAAATAATTGTCGACGACGTAAATAAGCCAGAACGTCCACGCCGTAGCGAAAAACCGACACACAGAACGATTAACTATGAGCTCGCCTGTGGTTTCTGTGAGGAGCTGGATCTGAATAACCTGCGTCCTGCAATGGATTTTGCAAAACTTATCATCGCCGAAGACCGGGAAGACTGGAAACAAATGTCGATGACAGTGGGCATTATTCCCGACATCAAAGGCTACGACCGACAGACCATTATTGACCTGGTACGCAAAGCGCCAAAGGCCGTACATAACGGTAATCCTGATCTTCGCCGGACGTGGTGCGAAAGCTTTCTTGCCGTTCATGGTGTTCGCGATCCGGACTGGTACGAATATGT